GGCCATATTGTTGGTCACAGTGGCCCTTACATGGCTTCTAGTGCTTAATTTGGGGATTACCCTGGGTATAAGTGCATTTGCTGTTGTTTTTGCCCTTACAGGGTATGGTGGAGTGTACCTTATACAGCAAGGTATGCTTATAGACGTCAGCTGGGCTTTAATTTCACAGTTTTTGACGGCTTCTACGGCGTTTTACCTCAATTTCAGGCAACAATTTAAGCTCAGACAGCAGATTAAGAAGCAATTTGAGCATTATTTGGACCCTAGACAAGTCAAACAGCTCCAAAAACAGCCTGATTTGCTTAAATTAGGTGGTGAATTGCGATATTGCACGTTTTTGTTTACAGATTTGCGTGGTTTCACCTCAATGAGTGAAAAAATGACTCCAGAAGAGGTGGCACACATAATGAACACTACCTTGACGATCCAGGTCGAGGAAATACAGCGTTCAGGCGGAATGATTGACAAGTTTATCGGCGATGCTTGCATGGGTATCTTTTCGGCACCTTTGGATTTAGCCAGGCATGAAGACAGAGCGATAGAAGCTGCGGTGAGAATCCAAGAACGAATCAAAGAACTTAATGAAACAATGGACCAAGAAATTGCCATAGGTGTAGGCCTTCAATCCGGATCCGCCTGTGTAGGAAATATGGGAAGCTCAACCAGGTTCGATTACACAGCAATCGGCAATTGTGTTAACGAAGCTGCCAGGTATGAATCTGCCACAAAAGAAGCTGGTGTTGATATAATCATAGGATACGAATGTGCAAAAGCTTGCAAATATTTGCTAAAAGAACTAAAACCGATTAAAGTTAAGGGGAAAGAAAGTAAACTGAGGGTGTATACATGGGATTCAAACTTGCAGCAGCTGCCACCGGCCTCTTAATTGTAGTTGCCAGCGGTTCTGCTTTTTACATTAAGTATCAAGCAAACGAGATAGCCACATTGAAGGCTAACTCTATTATTTTAGAAGGCAAGATTGAAGAACAAAACGCATCTATTGATAACTACCTGGCAAAACAAAAAGAAACCACAGAGCAGATCAACGCACTAACAGCACAAAACCAAGAGTCTATGCGTGAAGTCAACCAGCTCAGAAATACCTTCCAAAGACACAGCCTTGGCAACCTAGCTTTAGCTAAGCCTGGTTTGATAGAAAAGGTCATTAACAAAGGCACCAAAAAAGTCGGAGAAGATTTTGTGGCGCTTACAAACCCAAATATGTTTGATGAAAAACCTACTGCTAATTAGTTTAACTTTCCTCATGTGCAGCTGCTCACTGCTGCCCCGTACACAACCGGTTGAAGTTAAAACAATTACTTTACCCGCACCGATGTACCACCCTCCAATGCCGCTTGAGGTAAATATGCAAGATCTGACTTGGAGGGTCCTTACACCAGAGTTAATGGCAGAATATTTGAAGCTTGTGGAAGAAGGCAAAGCGCCACCCGAAGCTTACTACGCTCTTAGCACCCAGGGGTATGAATCACTCAGCATGAATATGGCTGAGTTAAAAAGATACATAACCAATGTTTTAGCAATAATTGAATACTATAGAGAGCAAGATAACGAACCTCCTGTGGTAGAGGAGAAAAAATGACAAAAGATATTTCAGATTTTAAAGATCAATGGAGAAAAGAAACTATTAGCAATGCACCGGATTCGTTTGTTTACAACGCCACCCTTGACAGAATTATAGACGGAGACACCTTTGATTGCGTCTTGGACCTGGGTTTTGATGTAAAATTACACAAACAGCGTGTTCGCCTTTCGGGAATTGACACCCCCGAATCTAGGATCAACACAAAGCGTTACCCAGAAAGAGCCAAAGAAAAGCTCATGGGTAAAGCTGCAAAAGTAAGATTGGCAGAGCTTTGCAAAGGTAGCTTCAAAGTCAAATCTTTGGGCAAAGGTAAATATGGTAGAATTTTGGGTATCCCTTATACGGAAGATGGCAAAGATATTTGCCAAATACTTATCAATGAGGGCCATGCCGTCCAATATCACGGCGGGAAAAAAGTTAAAGTTTGGGGAGAATAACATGAACAATATGGAAATCTCGCAAGAAGGTCTTGCGCTTATAAAAAAATTTGAAGGGTGCGAACTGAAAGCATACAAGTGTTCTGCTGGCGTGCCTACGATCGGATACGGTTCGACTTCTGGTGTATCTATGGATATGGAAATATCACAAGAACGGGCAGATGCTTTATTGCTTGAAGACGTAGCCATGTTTGAAGAAGAAGTAAATAAATGCGTAGAAGTGCCGCTTGAGCAAAATCAATTCGACGCTTTAGTGGCCTGGACGTTCAACTTGGGAGGTTCCAACCTTCGCAGCTCAACTTTGCTTCGTGTCTTGAATGAAGGCCAGCACGACAAAGTGCCAAGCGAAATGAAAAGATGGAACAAAGCCGGAGGTGAGACACTCCAGGGTTTGATAAGACGACGTGAGGCTGAAGGCTTGTTATGGAAAGACGAGCCATGGCACGAGGTGTAGTCGTAAGATATGCCTGAGATCTCACTAAAAGACTTTGATGTTCTGTCACAACAAGACAAAACAGAAGCTGTTGCGCTTTTAAACAGATATGACCAGATAGAATTACAAGATAAGTGCCAGGGCGACTTTATCAGTTATGTAAAACATCTTTGGCCAGAATTTATTGAAGGGCGACACCATAAGATAATAGGCGAGAAGTTTAACAAGATTGCCCAGGGCAAATTGAAACGGTTGATAGTTTGTCTGCCACCCAGGCACTCAAAGTCTGAGTTTGCTAGTACCTACTTTCCAAGCTGGATGATGGGTTTGCGTGGCGACTTAAAGATAATACAAACAACACACACCGCGGAGCTTGCTGTTAGGTTCGGCCGTAAAGTCAGAAACATTATTGACAGTGAGGACTACCAAAAAGTTTTTCCAGATCTAAAGCTCCAGGCAGATAACAAGTCGGCTGGACGATGGACCACTAACCAGGAAGGTGAATCATTCTATGCTGGTGTGGGCGGTGCGATTACAGGTCGTGGCGCGGATCTATTGATTATTGATGACCCTCATTCTGAGCAAGATGCTTTGTCACCGACAGCAATGGAGTCGGCTTATGAGTGGTATACATCTGGACCTAGACAGCGTTTACAGCCTGGCGGAATAATTATAATAGTTATGACGCGATGGTCCACAAAAGACCTGGTTGGTAAAGTATTAAAGAACCAAAGCGCAGATCACGCGGACCAATGGGAGATTGTAGAGTTTCCAGCAATTATGCCGGAGACAGAAACACCCTTATGGCCAGAGTTTTGGAAAAAAGAAGAGCTGCTATCTGTTAAGGCATCCTTACCGATCGCCAAATGGAACAGTCAGTGGCTACAGAATCCTACAGCTGAAGCTGGGTCCATAGTCAAAAGAGAGTGGTGGAATCGATGGGAAGATGGAGATGTGCCACCTTACAGCTACGTCATACAGTCTTACGATACAGCTTTTAGCAAAAAAGAAACCGCTGACTACTCAGCAATAACAACCTGGGCAATATTCAAGCCTGGTGTTGCTGGAGATGAAGACGCAGACCAAATAATGCTTTTAGATGCAAAAAGGGTGCGCGTAGACTTTCCAGAACTGAAAAAACTGGCATGGGATGAATATAAATATTGGGAGCCAGATTGCGTATTAATAGAAGCAAAGGCATCTGGTACACCTTTGACACAAGAATTAAGACGTATGGGTATACCCGTAACAGCGTATACTCCGAGCAGAGGGCAAGACAAAGTGGCCAGGATGAACTCAGTCGCGCCCATATTTGAAAGCGGTATGGTTTGGGCACCAGATGAGGATTTCAGTGACGAAGTTATCGAAGAAATGGCAAGCTTTCCTTACGGCGATCACGATGATTATTGCGATAGTGCTACAATGGCCTTAATGAGATTTAGGCAAGGCGGTTTTTTATCGCTGGATGCAGACTATCCGGATGAAGCTGATTTTTTAAATAAGAAGCGCGTGGTGTATTATTAACAACTAACAAAAGTGTTACACTGAATTATGGCTATAGAGAAAAGAGAACAAATTCAAAGCGAAACCCCAGATGTTAAAGTAACTGGCTCATCTGTTGAGGTTTTCCCAGAAGCTTCTAGAGCAGATCAGATTAGAGATGCTGCTGAGATACTTGTAGCAGAAGAAGGCATTTTAATCGGTGACGAACAGCTAGAAGAAGAAGTGCCGCCTTTGGAGTTTGGTGCAAATTTAGCCGAGCTTATAGAAGACAGCGTTTTAAACAAACTAGCTGGAGACATACTTGAGTCTATAAACCAAGACAAACAATCAAGATCCGACTGGGAAAAGACGTACACAGATGGCCTGAAATATTTGGGCATGAAGTTTGATGAGGGTAGATCACAGCCCTTTGAAGGCAGCTCTGGTGTTATTCACCCGATTTTGGCAGAAGCCGTTACGCAATTCCAAGCCCAAGCCTACAAAGAAATGTTGCCGGCCAAAGGTCCAGTAAAAACACAAATTATTGGTGCCAGGACAGTAGAGACAGAAACACAAGCTGATCGCGTTCAAGAGTTTATGAACTTCTACATTATGAATGTAATGAAGGACTACGACCCAGAACTAGATATGTTGTTGTTTTACTTACCTCTAGCGGGTAGCGCATTCAAAAAAGTTTATTTTGATAACGTCCTCAACAGGGCGGTTTCTAAGTTTATTGCACCTGAAGATTTGATAGTGCCATACGAGGCTTCAGACCTATCTAGTGCTGAGCGTGTAACGCACGCTATAAATATGTCGCACAACGAAATCAAGAAACAACAGCTTTCTGGTTTTTATGCAGATGTAGATGTTAGCAAGCAGTCATACGATTCAAGCGAATCAGATATAGAAGCAGAAATAGACAAGCTCCAGGGCATCAAAGGAAGTTACGCAGAAGATCGGGACCATACAGTTTATGAGGTTCACTGTATTTTAGACCTGGAAGGGTTTGAAGATATGGGAGAAGACGGCGAACCTACTGGGCTAAAGCTGCCATATATTGTGACGATCGATGAGCAATCAGAGCAAGTTTTAGCAATACGAAGAAATTACAACGAAGGCGATCCTTACAAGAACAAGATTAACTTTTTTGTTCAATACAAGTTTTTGCCAGGACTGGGCTTTTATGGATTAGGCCTGTCACACATGATTGGAGGCATATCAAAAGCTAGTACGTCAATATTAAGACAGCTGATCGATGCCGGAACATTAGCTAATTTGCCAGCTGGTTTTAAAGCTAGGGGCATGAGAATTAGAGATGAAGACGAGCCGTTACAACCAGGTGAGTTTAGAGACATAGATACAACGGGAGGATCTTTAAGAGAAAACCTAATACCGTTGCCAATCAAAGAGCCAAGCAATGTACTTATGAGTTTGCTTGGTATTTTAGTAGATTCAGGAAAGCGTTTTGCAGCAATAGCTGACACAAACATAGGCGATGCCAACGCAGCAATGCCGGTAGGTACTACTGTAGCGTTACTAGAGCGTGGTACCAAAGTAATGAGCGCAATCCACAAACGGTTGCACTATGCTCAGAGGCTAGAATTTCAATTACTTTCTAAAGTATTTTCCGAATATTTACCCCCTGATTACGGATATGAAACAGGCACTGGGCCTAGTGCGATTAAACAAACTGATTTCGATGACCGCATAGATGTCATACCAGTATCAGATCCTAATATATTTAGCCAAAGCCAGAGGATTACTTTGGCCCAAGAACTTTTACAAATGGTTCAAAGCAACCCAGACATACACGGACCAACCGGTATGTTTGAAGCGTACAGAAGAATGTACGCTGCTTTAGGCGTAGATAACGTCGAAAGCCTAATACAGCCACCACCAGACACGACACCCAAACCTATCGACTCAGGTTTGGAAAACAGTGGTTTGATGATGGGTCAGCCGCAACAAGCCTTTGAATCACAAAACCATCAATCACATATTGAGGCGCACAGAAGTTTATTTTTGACCCAGGTGGTAAAAGAAAACCCACAAATTCAATCTATTATTATTAGTCACTGTATGCAGCATTTACAGTTTATGGCTGCGCAAATTGCGCAACAACAGATACCGCCAGAGGTACAAGAGCGTATCCAGGCAGTACAAGAACAAATGCAACAGCTACCGCCAGACCAGGCACAAATGGCTGCTACAGAAATACAGATGATACAAGATCAATTTGCTGCGCCTATACTGGCTCAGCTCACACAAGAATTCTTACAATCTATTGGCCAGGGCGGATCTGAAGATCCACTGGTTGCTATACGTCAGCAAGAGCTTGATCTAAAAGACAAACAATTAGACCAGGAACAAGTGCAGTTTGAAATGAAACAAGGACAGCGTGGCCAAGAGAAATTGTTAGAAAACGAAATCCAGCGTCAGCGCATAAATGTACAAAAAGATGTTGCAGATGATAAACTGGATGTGTCAATTCAGCGATTGAAGCAGCAAGCGGACCTAAAGCTGCTTGAATTGGAACAGAAAATGAGAAGCTAGGTCCAGGAGCGATAATATGAATAGTAATAGGGTGGATGAAATTGCAGCGTTAAGGGCGCAAAAAAAGCTGGACCGTGAAGCAGAGATTGAAGCAAGAGAAGCTAAAGAGGCAGAAGAGGCAAAATCACACGCAGCAAACATGGAAAGGATAGCCAAAAAAATGGCTAGAATTGAGTCTGGTCAAGATGCAGTAGTTGAAGAAGCACCGGTTGAAGAGCCGGCAGTGGAAGAAGTTATTGAAGAACCGGTTGTAGAAAAGCCGGTTGTTAAAAAACCAAAACCAGCACCAAAGAAAAAAGCAGCCGTAAAGAAACCCGCGGCTAAAGGTAAGTCGAGAGGCAGACCAAAGGGTTCAAAAAACAAAAAATAGGAGAAGTTATGGCTATTAAAAAAGTGCCAAACAACAAGTCTTTTGACAAACCCAATCCTAATGCGATTGGCAAAAACAAAGGCGTTACCTCTATTGTCGATATGAAAGGCAAGGGAGCTGCGACTAAAGGCTTGAAGTTTAAAGTTAGAAACTAATTACTATGGAAGACCTTAGTTATTTTGAAATTGTTAAGAAGTTAATCAGAGAACGTGAAAAACAGATCTCTGAAACACTTATGTCCGGAGCACTAGAAAGTATAGAACATTATAAATTTTTGCAAGGCGAGCTAAATGCGTTATACTATATTGAAGGTGAACTAAAGGAACTTAACAAGGAAAAATAGTATGGCAAAATCAGAGACAGTTTTAGACGCTTATGTGGACCAAGAAGACAGAGTATTGGATCCCTCAATTCTAGAACAATCTGCTCTGGATCGAATGCCCCAGCCAACAGGCTGGCGGATGCTTGTGCTACCTTACGGTGGTAAAAAAACCTCAGACGGCGGAATTTTACTGACACAAAAGACTATAGACAAAGAAGCCCTGGCTACAGTGGTTGCTTATGTCGTTAAACAAGGTCCTTTATGTTACGGAGATAAAGAAAAATATGGCGAAAAGAAATGGTGCGAAGAGAAACAATGGGTTCTTATCGGCCGTTACTCTGGAGCCAGATTTAAGCTGGACGATGGCGCAGAGGTCCGAATAATTAATGATGACGAGGTTATCGCCACAATCTTGAATCCAGATGATATACTGAGCGTGTAATTATGATAGAAAATGCAAACCAAGCTGAAGAACAAGAAATCGAAATTAGCGTCGAAGACGATGCTGTTGTAGAAAACCAAGCCAACCAAGAGGACGAGCTTGAGAACTACACTAAGTCGGTTTCTAAAAGAATTAACAAGCTGAACGCTAAAACACGCGCAGCTGAAGAAAGAGCGCAAATGGCTGAGCAAATAGCTCAACAGCGCGAGGCCGAGATTCAGGCCCTAAGAAACCATTCCCAAATACAAGCCGGCACGGTTCTACAAAAAGAAGAAGAAGCGATTGCTGCAAAAGAGCAACAAGCCGACGATCTGTACAAAAAAGCTGTACAGTCTGGCGATGCTGACTTGATGAGCAAAGCAGATACTCTAAAAAGTGATTTGAGTATCCAAAAAGAAAAGCATAGGCTTGCAAAAAATAGACAAGATCAACAATTAGCTCAATACCAACAACAAATACAAAGTCAGCCAGTACAGCAACAGGCCCAGCCTATTGTTGAACCTACTAATGAAGCTTTGTCCTGGTATGAAAACAACAAATGGTATGGAGATGCGGAGGACCAGGGTAACTTAGAAGCTACTCAATACGCATACTTCCAGCACTATAATCTTATCAATGAGGGCCATGAGCCAGACTCAGATGAGTATTACGAAGAGCTAAACAACAGAATTTATAAAGTTTACCCACATTTGCAAAGCGCAAATGTTGAAAGTAAGGACGCGCAAGTAGAAGCCAAACCCTCTGTGCAAAGAGTTGCTTCTGCCACTGTAGGTAGTGGTCGTCAAAAAACACAAGGCAAAAAGAACGGCGTGACGTTTTCTAAGTCAGAAGTAGAGCGCCTTAGAGGGCTAAAACCTCATAACATGAGCGAAGAAGCTTGGTTAAAAAAGGTTGCAGCTGAAAAGCAACGCATAGCATCTAGGGAGGCAATGTAATGACAGAAGAAAAAAAAGTGAACGCAAATAGAAATTCTCGTGAATCCGAGGCACACGATAAACAAACTCGTAGAAAACCATGGCGACCAGTTAGAAGGTTGGAAACGCCGCCGGCTCCTCCAGGGTATACATACCGCTGGATCAGGGAGTCAATGTTGGGACAAGAAGATCGCGCAAACGTCAGTAGACGTATAAGAGAAGGTTGGGAACTCGTAAGAGGTACAGATCTTCCTAGTGATTGGGACCTACCAACAGCGGACGAACATAGCCGACACGCTGGTATTGTTTATAATGAAGGATTACTTCTTGCAAAAATACCTAACGAAACCGTACAAGAGCGACGTGACTATTACCAAGGTAAAAGTAAAGACGCTGTAGATGCGTTAGACAACACTATGTTTAACGAAACTAGACGTGACGGTCGATATGTTAAGTATGATCCCCAAAGGGATTCAAGAGTATCTTTCGGCAAAAAATAACCGTACAGAAATGTACATAATCATTTAGGAGACTAAAAATGGCGAATAAAGACGCTTCTTTTGGACTAAAACCTGTGAAAATGATTGGTGGTGCTCCGTATAACGGCGGACAGTCACGTTATAGAATTGCTGCAAACTATGGCACGAGTATTTTCCAAGGCGACTTGGTAATGCAAGTAACTGGCGGTGGTGTAGAAATACACGCTGTTGGTGGTACTGTACCATTGGTTGGAGTTTTTAACGGCTGCGAGTATACAGACCCAACAACAGGCGAACAGGTATTTAGTAACTACTATCCGGCTTCTACGAATGCTTCAGATATTATTGCCCATATCATTGATGACCCTATGGTCGTTTTTGAGATCCAGGCAGATGAAGCTTTCCCTGTAGCGGATTTACTAGGTAACTTCGATGTTATCAAAACTAACTCTGGCTCTACCAAAACTGGTATTTCCGGAGATGAGGTTGATGTATCTACAGGTGCAACAACCGCAACTTTACCCCTGAAAGTAATTGATATTTCTCAGGATCCCAATAACCAAGACGTAGGATCGTCCAATACTAACGTGTATGCTGTTATTCAGAATCATGTGTTTGGTGCGAAAGCTGCGGGTCTAGCATAAGGAGTAACTAAATGGCTATTTCAAGAGCACAATTAGCGAAGGAGCTAGAACCAGGTCTAAACAGTTTGTTTGGTTTGTCATACGATGAGTATACAAACGAATACGCTGAGATCTTTGCCCAAGAAGACTCACAAAGAGCCTTTGAGGAAGAAGTTTTAATTACAGGCTTCGGCGGCGCTCCTACAAAAACTGAAGGTGGTTCGGTTGATTTCGACCAGGCTACTGAAAGTTACACTAGCAGATACACGCACGACACTGTTGCGCTTGCATTTGCTTTAACAGAAGAGGCTGTAGAGGATAATCTTTACGACTCTTTAGGTAAAAGGTATACAAAAGCATTAGCGAAATCGATGGCTAACACCAAAGAAGTCAAAGGTGCTGACGTACTCAACAACGCATTCTCTTCCGATCATACAGGTGGCGATGGCGTATCTCTTATTAACACTGCGCACGTCCTAGCGGGCGGTGGCACAGCTGCTAACAGAGCTACATCAATGGCTGACTTGAATGAGACATCATTAGAAGATGCTTTGATTGATATTGCTACTTTTACAGATGACCGTGGATTGACGATTTCTGTCCAGGCAGACAAGCTTGTGGTACCACCACAGCTGGTTTTTGTTGCTGACAGGATCTTAAACTCACAGGGCAGAACAGGATCTGCTGATAATGACTTAAACGCAATTAAGAACACTGGTGTTCTTTCTGGCGGTTACACAGTTAATCATTATCTAACTGATCCAGATGCTTTCTTCCTTCTGACTTCTGTAACATCCCAGGGCGAAGGCCTCAAGATGTTCCAAAGAAGCCCGATGGAGACATCTATGGAGCCTGACTTCACGACTGGTAACATCCGTTACAAAGCTCGTGAGCGTTACAGCTTCGGCTTTAGTGACTGGAGAGGAATCTACGGTTCACAAGGTGCATAACGAGTAGCAGCGTTAACTGTTATAGAAAGGGACCTTCGGGTCCCTTTTTTTATGCCTAAATTAATTAACATATATTTGTATAAAAACTTGCACATAACGACACGATATGTATAATAGAGGAGTAAG